ATCAGGTTTTCAACTTCCGTGGACCCTGGTTCGTTCTTCATGCCCAGCCGTTCAGCGGTGGACGACTTGGTAAGCTCACGCAAGGTGAAGTGATCTGAGAGTTGCATTATCGAACCAAATCCCGTTGTGCCTGTATGCGTGGATTCATTTCATCACGCATAGCCTGCCGTAACGGGTTCATCTGTTGAGCCGCTGCCGCTGCATCAGGAAGCTGTTGTTGAACATCATTAACACCGCTCATTAAAGCCTGAGCCGGATCAGACTGTAACACAACGTCAGTTACTTGCGAAACATCTTCTCTGAACTCCGAATCAGCTTCTCCGGCGGCTGGAATAAATAGACCGGAAGCTCTGGCTTCTCTGCTAAGAGCCTCTTTTATCTGCATAGCAGAGAGGGGAAGGTCGCCCATTTGCTTTTGAGCCTGTCGAGTTGCTACAGCGCGAGACAGTTCCCTTCCTTCCTGTCGCGCAGCAGCTTGAAGTTCATCAGCAATGATTTGTATTCCCATTTTTGCGTCACGCGCCCGTATCTTTGGCTTTGTCATCCACAGCAGGAACTGCTTGTTCCGCATTAATCTTGCGGAAAGAAGAATACCCCCAGCGCCTACCAGTGTTCCGACAGGATTAGCCAATAAAGACATTCCAAAAGCAGCAGCGTACCCGGCTGCCGCAAGACCGCCCTTACCTTTTAAAGAAGAGTCCCCAACCCTTGTCGCTGTTTTGGACACATCTAGAAGACTTTCAACAACATCATTCCCTAATATCTTAGTTAACGATCCTTTTTTATTCATGTCTTTAATCGTGGAAAGCATAGCCGGACCAAAAGAACCTGATTGGACAGCTTCTGCGGTAACTCCGTCAGGGAACGCCTTGAGCATAATACGTTGCATTACTTGATCCTCTAAACCTCCGGGAGATTTAAAAGCAGCCTCGCCTATGTTTTTTCTAAGAGCGTCCACCAGCCGAGGACTGTTTATGGCTGCTTGCACTATCTCGTCGGCATTTTGAAGGTTTCCGGACTTTATAGCTGAGAACAGAGCATCTTGGCTTTGCTCAGAGGCTACTCTCAAATCATTTTGAAGAGAAGATACGATGCCTTTGAGGTTTCCGTTGGAAATGCTGTCTGAAACGACGTTTGCCCAATCACCTTTCTTAGTATCTACAAGATAGAAATCACCTAACGTTTTTCGTAACTCTTTAGCTTTAGTAGCCCCAAACAATAAATCTTGAGTTTCCTTACCAAGATCATCAAACTTTTGAGCAAATTGCCCCGGATTAAACATTCTTCCCTTTTTAGAAGTTTCACTGGCATCTTTAAGCCAAGTTCCGGCCAACATATCCCTGTTAACGTTTCTTCGTTCAGCGGAACCTGTACGGGCTACAGCATCATCCGCATACTGATCTAGAGTATCCGCCAACTGGCTCATGGTCCGTTGTCGATAAAGATCATCTACAGGCAAATCTTTCAAGAACGATTGCGGTCTGAGAACAACATTCTCCGGAATACTGTTGTCAATTAATATCCTGTTCAAGCCATCAATATCACCGCCTCGAGCCGCCTGAGCAGCGGCACCCCAAACATCTGGAGAAACACCCTGTATGCTTCCGGATGTTGAACTACTGGGAGTTATCCTTGCTAAATGAGCCTTCAAAAGTTCTGGACGTTTGTTTTGAATAACGGTATTCGCCACATCTATTAAATCTTCAAAGAACCCATCGTCGGTGTTCTTTTTGATCATATTGGCAGCGCCGGTTTTGAATATCTCAGCGCCCTCTGAATAGTGCTTGTTGGCCTCAATAAGTTTTTCCAAACCCTCTCTTTGGCTTTGTATTTTAAGGGCGCTTGCGGCCTGAGCATCGTCAATAAATCTACCTGATAACCCCGGAGCCCCCGCCGTATCAAGCGTCTGAACAGTCGCTTTACCCGCAGCCGCCTGTTGACCCAAAGACACCGCTTTTTGGTCGAACATCTTATCGATAGAGTCTTTAAGGCTTTTGATTTGAAAATCAGAAGCTGTTCCGACTAAATCCGGATGCTTGGCCTGAGTTGATAGTGTATGTCGAAGGGCATTCAACTCCGTAAGAGTAAAATCACCATCTTTTTTTAGGACGTAATTGAACAATGGAGCGTCGGTGATGGTCCCCATTTGAGCTTCGGGACTCTTTAGGATGTCCTTCACTCTAGCCTTTATGGGGGAGCTCGAAAAAGTTATATCTTCCAAAAGGTCTTCCGCGTTTTTATACAATACGGAAGAGTCCTGTTGCCAAAGGCGAACTGTCTGCCCCATGGCTTTAGACCATTCCTTAGCCTGCTTGCTGCCAGGGGCAAAAGCATTCACTAGGATGTCTACTTCCCCATTAATAGTTTTGCGAAGATGTTCTCCCGCCAATCGAACAGCTTCATCCGGGTCTTTCATAGCGTTCTGAATAATACGAGTAATATCTTCAGAGTTTTTCTGCATAGCTTTTTTGAAATCAGCTTCGGTAATGTTTCCCTTGTTTAAATCGTCCCACAACCCAGACACATATTTTCTGTTTTTTGCAGCGGCGGAGACATTTCCAAAGATACCTTCATGAACAGCTTGCACACGACCCATGATGGTCTTCCCGGTGGCCTCGTATATGCTTGGGGCGGCTCCAGCCTTAATATCTCCTCGGAGTAGAGTGTTAGCCTGCTGAGTTGCTATTGTCTTCGCCCGTTTCTTTGGAACACCTTGTGCAATTAATTCATCAACACGAGTTGCTTCAGCTTTGCCAGAACCTTTGATAAGTTTTCTAATTCCTCGGAGTGCTGAACCCACAACCAATTCTCCACCAGCGCCAAACAAAAACTCTGTGCCTATGTCTCCCCAGACTTCTGCTCCCGTTTGATCCTGCCGGTTTCGTGCAAAGTCCTCTTCTATAATCTCATCGAAAGCTTTACCGCCAGCAGCCGACAAACCCATTATAAAAGCCCCCACAGGTAGTCCGACGCCTGTTGTAGCGAACGCCGCAGCCGTGGTAGCCAGCAGAGGTCCTTGAAACGCTCCGACAAAGCCCGCAGCATCTGAAAGATCAAGACCCGGACGATTAACGTACATAGTGCCCGTTGAATCAAGCTTGTCTTGATCCTTTAACTCCGGGCTTATATTATCAAGCTTTAAGTAGAAGAGACCGTTTTCGTCCTGACCAAACGTATCTGGTCCATATCGTTTGGTAAGCCAATCCGCTCTACCCGCATCATTATCCGCTTTAGCGTAATCATATTGAAGGTAAAGAGGTTCTAGTTCTGCTGCGTTGGTTATTTCTACCTTTGGGCGTGCAGGAGTGTCAGCGGAACGTTCGCCGCCAGAACTTCTGGAAGCGATTAACTCGCTAATGTTCTGAGGTTCCTTAACAGATTCCTCAAACAATGACGGATCTTGTTCCCGCATTGCTTCCAAGGCATCTTGTACTTCTTCTTGAGACGCCTCTCCAAAATCAACATTAAGTCCCGAAGGAAGAGTTATCTCCATCAATTTGAAGCCTTTTTACCAAAAATGTTTTGATACTTAGGTGTAAATTTTCTGGTTTCCATATTAATTATGTCTTTGTACGGAATCGAAGTAGATCGAAGATCACCGACACTGTAACTTGCGGGACGACCTGAAAAATTTCTTATGGAAGACAATGTTCCTGCGGCTGTTCCACCGCCAATAAATTCCGATTTCCCCCAGTTTGTTTCAATACCCTTCATTGATTTAGAGGCACCTTCAATACCAGCATCAATGGTCTTTTCTAAATTATTTAGTTTCAACAAAAGAGATTTGTAACTAGCAACAGTTCCGTCAAAATCGCTATATGCCGCCACTAAGTCATCAACCCTAGCGCGATCCCCCTCAGATATTGTCTTATTACTCTCGTTCAAAATTTCTGTCACCATTGTTGTACCAATGGTTTTCATAAGAACTCGATATTCTTCCGGTTTAGTGCTTCTAAAAGTGGTTAATTTTTGCCTGCCTTCGACAGTGTCTTGATATCCGGCAGCGTTAAGACCTTTGTTAACCCAACTCTTAAATAAAGGCACGACACCCAACACTTGTGAATCTTCAGCGCCTTCCGGTATTGCTATTTTAGCGGCCTCCATAAGCAGGCCCTTCATACGGATACCATTCTTTACCGATCTAGCGTTTTCTAGATACACTTTCCTGTCCGCAGAAAAAAGATTTGGCTTTATAAGATCTTTGTTAGCAAGTTCCGCTAAATTAGCGGTGGCCTTTGCGTCACTTACAAAAGTCTCTCTATAGGTTAGCGGGAACCTATTAAGATACCCATCTGTAATTTGCTGGTTGGTAAGGGGAACGGCAGTCCCCCTTTCGATTTTTACCCCATCCATCGTAAAATCTTTGGTGGCGATCAAATCAAAGGGTCTTTTCCGGCCTTCCGCAGCCAAGGCCCTTTCTTCTGTCCGCAGTTTCTCCATTCCTGTAAGCGCATACTTAGCGGCGGACAACTCAACCTGGCGGTTCCACTCACGCTTCTCTTTAGCACCCTTTGCAAGCTCTGGACCAAGGCCCTGCAATCCTTTAGCAATGTTGGTGATTGCATTGGAGCTTTTACCAGCCATTATACGAAGACCCGCATCAAGAATTGCAAAACCCTTTTCCTCTTCCGACACACCCTCGTACTTGGGCATAGCCTCCATGAACTTCTTCTTGAAGTCATCAATCGTCTTTCCGTCAGCTTTCTCGTCGGTGTCTAGGATGCTGGCCGCTTGTTCAACTGCCGTAGAGACCGCTTGTCCATCGGTTGAAACATCTTGTCCATCGGTTGAAACATCTTGTCCATCGGTTGAAACATCTTTTCCCGGTACAGCAGTTGGACCAGTGTTAGTTGGACCAGGGACAGTGACTGCCGGAGTTACTACGTCGGTTTCTGGATTGCCGCCACCGACAGCGCCCATTCCCGCCAGTGTGTCCTGCTCCTCTAGGAAAGCGGCAGCATTGCCGTCACCGACAGCGCCCATTCCCGCCAAAGTCTCGGCGCCGCCATCACCAACAGATCCCGCACCGGCCGCAGCATCCGCAGCATCCGCAGCATCAAGATCGTCAACGAAAGGTTGTTCGTATTTAGTATAAATACCTTGGGCAATAGCTTGAGACAACTTTTCGCCAGTTATGTTTGGGTCTTCCCCAATTAAGCTTTTAGCAATATTGCTGATGTTACTACCAACGTCTCCCGCAGATACACCTTGAATACTTGGACCTCGTCGAAGAGCGTCATTAACGGCTCGTATCTGGCCATAAAAGTTTGTGTAATCAGTTTCTTCGGGTTTTGTTGAAAGGGCCGCTTGCCCAAAATCAAAAAGGACTCGACCCAAAGTCGCGTTAACTTGGCTTAATCCTCTAGCGGATTGGTCTAAGAAATCAAAAGGAAGCCTCAAAGCATCAACAATTGGGCGGCTAGGCCCCGGCTCTTGTCCTAGACCCAAAGGTCCAGGGCGACTTTTCTGAGGACCTAGAAATCCACCGGTTAGACCAGCTTCATACGGGAACATCGCATTAGTAAGTTCCCCCGCTGTCATTTCTTGCCTGCTTCGCAAGTTTTTTGCAGCCATAGGGTCAACCACACCATCGGAAAGACCAGGAACAATTTGTGCTCTACTTCCAATCCTTGAAGAACCACCATTAGCAAACACATATGCGGGACTTGTGTCTACAACCGCACCACCCTGGGCCATGGACAGTGTATTACCGCCCATGGGGTTGTTTGCATCGGCTGTAACAGCATCGACCAAGGGTTGTGAGGACGCCATAATACCCATTGGCTGCTGCTGTTGTGGCTGTTGCTGCATAGCCATCTGCTGCTGCATAGCCATCTGATTTGCTACATTCGATAGCTGCTGTTCCACAGGGTTAACCATACCACCATTAGCAAACAGCTTACGTCCGGCGACGGCGGATTGAATGGGATTTCTACGTCGAATCATCGCGCTATACTTCCAAGTTACTTGGCACCAAACAAGCGACCAAGTGGATTATCAAGAGCTTTATTAATACCAAAGCCGGCAACACCAGCACCAATTGCCTGTGATATCGGACTTGGCGACGGCGCTACCTGAGTACCCAGTGTGGATTGTGCCGAGCCAATATTAGGTTTGAAGATGTCGCTCATAAAGCTCACACGCTGGAACGGCTCGTAGGACTGCTGCAACTGACCCTGCCTTGCCGCATCGAGTTCCCTCTGCGCCTGCTGCTGGTTTGTAGCACCCAGTTGCGAGAACATCTGCGCTTGCTGCCCTATAAGACCTTGGCCCGTACCCGCCAACTGAGCCTGTGCGTTGCCCAAGCTAGCAATACCGGAGCCCAATCGAACAGCTTCCTGTGACTGAGATACACCTAGATTGCCGAGAAGCTGGGCAACACCTTGCTGGCGGTTCTGTTGATTTTGAAAAGTAGTCTGCGCGGCATTTTGAGCCTGACTGAAGTTGCGGCTTAAATCCTCAAAGACTCGACGACTCTGAATGTCAGCTAAATTACGACCCAACTCTGCTTGAGCAATTCCTTGACGGCTTCCGCCAAACGCTCCGGCGCCAACCGCCTGCGCGCTCAACTGGTTCTGCTGGATTGACGCCTGACGCTGCATTTCTGCAAGAGCATCCTGCGTAACATTCTGTTGATACGGGTCCATGAACGCGGCTGCGCTCGCCGGGTCATATGCGCCAGTGGTTCCTAAAGCCTGCTGCTGAGACTGCTCAAACAGGCCCGGAACGACACCGGATCTGTCCTGAAGTGTAGAAAGCCCCGTACCGATGGTATCGGCACCTGTTTGCAGGAACGGCATATACTGGCCGATGCCCTGACCAATTGTAGAAGCTTGCTGCGTAAGGGGGTCCAAACCCGCAACCTGAATATCAGGGATGTCTACAGGGGTTTCACCTCGAGCAAAACTTGCCTCAAGGATTTTCTTTTGGAACTCCTCAAGGTAGGGGGCTTGCCGGACTACTTGTTCTGAAAGTGTTGTCTCGGCCATTACGCTGTTCCCTGCTCAAAGCGGTTCATCATATCATACATCCTAGCTGCTCCGACATCCCTGTTCCCATTTCCGGCGTTACGAACAGCTTGAGCCGTCATCACAAACTCGCCATCGGACAATCTTGCCGGAATGCTGTCAGAGGTCCCTGTGCCAGGTCCTATAATTTCACCGCCCATTGCGTTACCCATCCGCTCCGTTGCGGCAGTAATTCCTGAAATGGGCTGTGCGCCATAAATTCGGCTCAACTGTTCGGCTGTGTATGAGCTCGGACCATACCATTCGTTTTTCAAGGCCATTGCGGCTTCCGAATTTTTGTCTGCAATACCCTGCCACCTATCGTAGGCCACTCGACGCGGGTTATTTGCATTCAGTGCGGCAACCCGTTGAGCGGTAGTCTCTTCTTCCGGAGTGAGGACGTAGGCGGCACCTGCTAACAAGCCGGAAACTGTAGCCGGACCCGCTACTTTTGCTGCAAGTTCACTTCCCGGAAAGTCTAAGCCCAAAAATTTACCAGAGCCAGAGTTTGATGCGGTTGTAGAAGATTTTAGTCCGGCGTTAGATAACGCTTGATCAAGGGAGCTCACGCCTCCTCCGGATACTTCTCTGGCGTAACTGTCATATAAGGATGGATCAAGATCAGACTTTTGTGCCTGTTTAAAAGCATCGTCGTATGTGGGTTTAATCTGTTCAATTTGAACATTTGCTCTTCCGGCTTCACTCAGTCCGCCTGTCTGAGGGTCTATTCCCGCCGCGCTTAACTGAGAACCTGTCTGATAACCAGGGAACAAAGTACTCATTGTCCCTCGATTTTGAGCAAAGGGCGTTCCGGCCAAGCTCTGATATGCAATGCCGGCGCCTCGAGGTCCGAGGATGCCTTGAGCAAGTGGGCTAGCCGTACCGCCCTGTATAAGGCCCCTACCCGCCTGAAACGGCGCGCTAAAACCTCTTGCTAAACCGCTTGTAAATCCACCGAAACCACCCTGAGTAGGATTAACAGGCCCCATACCAATTGTATTTCCAAAACTCGTACCCTGCAACGCGCCACCAATACCTGAAGTAAGTGCGCTTGCTCCGTAACTAAGAGCCACAGACTTTGCAACATCTCCCCACGAACCACCCTGCATCTTTGTAACAAGGCCAGAAGCAATAAGACCGCCAATACCCGGCGCAATCATGTTACCAATAATCGGCGCCGCAATCGGCGCAATCTTCTTAACAACCTTTTTAAAGGCTTTGAATATCTTCTTGAAGAAGAACTCTGGTTGTCCGGTATCCGGATTTATAGAGTTGAGCTCGTGTCCGACAACATAACGATTAGGGTCTTTGATACCCATCATCGCCATCTGGCGGAATAGATCCTGCTTTAGGGTGGGGTTTTCGTCAAAAACCTCCTTGGGGATCATCGTCTCCCCTTCCGCCGCATGTACCATGTAGTTGTCGCCGTAACGACCTAGAGTGGCCAAACCACTAGCTACGGATTGCGTGGTCGGCTCTCCTGCATATTTAGGGGCGGTGTTTATAGCCATTAGGAAAGCTCCAGAACGTTAGCAAAGAGCTGTATCTTTGCTGCGGTAGCACAGTTGAGAACTAGCGTATCGCCTGCCTCTAGGACAAAAGGACCTGTAAAGGAAGCGTCTGCGGTAGCTGAAGAAGAAGCCAAAGTGGCCAGAGTAATCTTCTGCAAAATCACCGTTGCCGAAGCGGAGCTATCGGTTACTTTGCAAAATATCACAATAGAACCCGTATGGCTATTGTACAGGTTGATGTTTTTAACTAAGGCAGCAGTAGCCGCAGGGCATGTGTAAACGACCACATCACCCGTGGACCCAACAGTCGTCACTATGTTTTTATATGCTGAAGCCATCAGTTCATAAACCAGTTCACGCCATTGGTGTCGTCTTCACCGCTAACAACCGCAGGAAACTCTATCTTTGTGAGAGCCATCTCAATGTCTTTAAGAATCCGCACAAAGACTTCCGGCTCGTACTGGTCCGGAGCTAAAGGCATACTGTTATCCAGTAAGCTAGCCACTACCGCCTCCCATCAGGGCGAAGATCAAGGCGAAGATCACCCAACGTCCACGTCAAATCTGATGCCGAACTTTCAATTCGCAACGTAGCTTGACGTGACCGACTGCGAAGAAAGGACTGCTCTGTAGTAGACGTAACCGCATTAGTAGAATTAGTGGTCAAGCTGTCCCCAGGAAAGTTCCGTGTCTTTAGGACATAGTTTACCGAAGCAGTTGAATCAGAGCTTGTAATGTCAATATCCGGAATAAGGCGGCTAACAAACATAAATTGTTCGCCATCCCCCAAATCAAAATCGGCGGATTCAATAAAGGAGTTCATAGCCGAACCATCGTCACTGTCACCCAGCTCTTGTATGTAAACATAATTTACATCGCTGGCGGTGCCAGAGGCTCTTGGATTATCGTGAACACCGGAATCTACCCAAGCAGTCCTTGACAGAGTTCCTAAATCCCAAGTGTTTTCACTGTAGTTAAACTTAACGTAGCGATCTATTTCGGTTGAATCTGCGCTGGGATAAAACCAGAAAACCTCATCAAACATCTTGTTGGATGCCGCAAATGATTTGAAGCTCTGCTCAAGATTAATATCATCAAACACATAGCGGAGAAGCGTGCAGGGGATGACCTGAACAGCGCCCGTGTAAACGTAGAAGTTCTCGCGGTCCATCCAGAAGACTTTGTTGCCAATCGTAGTTACCGCATTGGGACCTATAATTGAGATGTTGTTGGCCAGCATACTAAACCCAAAGGTAAACGGAGGCCCCGTAAAACGCATTGCGTGAAGTGCTGTGTCTGTCCAAATAAGCGTTTCCTGGCGAGTTGCCTGCGCGGCTATAATCTCAGACCCAGAAGAAATGCGTTGAGATCCTGCTGTATTCGTAGCGGTAGGCGTCCAATCAACAGGATTTTCTTGATCAGACCAACGAACCATAAGTAAGTCTTGAGCAGTTTCACCTAAAGGGTTGCATCCCAGACAAACTACATGCCTATCTGATCCGGAAACCATAATAAGGCGCGTTATTGTCGGAGAATCGGAAGAACCTGATTGTGAAGCAAGGTCCGTGGCCCGTGAACCAAGGCCCAGAGTCTTATCCCAATAGTACGGGGTTCCGTCAAAAACATTAAGAAGAAGGTCTTCGCCCCAGTTGTCCTGTGACCACAAACGAATGTTAGACCCCGAGCTCGCGGCGGTGCTGGAAGATTCACCCCACCCTACAAAGTCGTTTGCTTCCTTAACGTTTACTCCATCGGCGTGCGCCGCTGCCGTAGTGCCGCGAACACCTCGAACAACACCCGCGTCAATCACATGGGTAGACTTCCCGGTATACTGAATCAGCTCACTGCCTATAAGCATCAAACCAACAAAAACTACTGCGTCTCCGCTTGAGGACGTGGCAACCGTAGTTCCGTCTTCAGCGCGAACAATGTCTCCAAACACGTTGCCGACGTTTGTCCCGTACCGTATTTTTTCACTTCCAATCAGAAGGGTTCCCTTTGCCGGAAACCCGCTAGAATCCGCCACCGAAATGGAAGAGCTAATGATCGTAAGGTTGGCACTGGTCGTGGTTGCGGCGGTTTCAAAAGAGGCCCCGCTTGTAAGCGTGAAAGAGGTAACCGACGCATTAATACCACCACTGTCATTCAACGTAGTCTGAGAATACCCCGTTGATAAACCACTCCAAAGGCCTGCTCCAAAACCTGTTCCGCTTACTACGGTGTTAAGACCGGTATTAATCTGATAGTTTGCAATAATTGCAGAACCGCCACCTGCCGTGGCTCCGGAGCTTGCGGACCCCGCCGTAGGAATTGTGTAGCTATTGGAATCAACCACTGTGAGTTGATGTTCAATGTTAAGCTGTGCGGCGGTAACGCCATCAGTTGTAGTTGCGCCACTAAAACTAACAAAATCTCCGGTTACTGCACCATGAGCATTTGCCGTAACCGTCACTACACCACTTCCCGCAGCACCTGTTTTTAAAGGATTCGTACCCAAGGTAACCGTAGATCTCAGCGGAGTGATATCGCTGTATTCACCACCTTTTTCTATAAAAAACTTGGTTTCCGTTCCGGTTCCCATAAACTTAGAGGCGTCCAGAGCGGCCCATGTATGTAGAGATCGGACAACACCGTCTATGGGGTTTGCGCTTAAACGCTCCCATCCCCCCATCTTTTCCGGGCGACCCTTACGAAACCGAATCAAGTCGGAGTTGAACCAGCCGTTTTCATTACCGTAAGAGGTAGTCTCTCGATTAACACCGGGACGAAATTGTATCTTTGTTAGCGGCATTAGGGTTTGGTCGGCCAAGTTATGTCAAACGGATCGCCGTGATTAGCTGGCAGATCTCTAAGGGATTTTCGGTAGGACGTTTGTGCGTCGGTCATGTCCGGGCTGTCTGATATGGTCCACCAGTCAGTAGCGTTGAGTAGGAGGTCGCGTTCTTTGCGTACTTCCGCCCATTTTTCAGCAGGCGCTCGCGCGTGCATCGCGTTCAATGCTGTGATTTCGTCTGCCGTCAAATCAAGCGTGCGGGTCACGCCAGTCGTCAGGTTGTGTTCTATTCTCTGCGGCATGACTGCCTCCGTTTATTCAGTAATTATTTGGATTGTGCCAGCGGTAAAATTCCCCGTGTTGCTAAAAATTTGCAACTGCGTTAGCTCGCCGGACAACGCCTTAGTTGCCGACGCGGAGTTAGTCAGATTTCCCCGAGAGACGGAGTGCATCGACCAAGTGTTGCCGGTAACGCGGCTCAACTGAATAACGCACGAAGCTCCGGCACTAGTCATCCCACTATTGTGCAGGGCCATGTGGTCCGTGTGGTTTGTGCTTTCGGAGTGACTGCCGACACTGGATAGATAGCCGGAGGTTTCAAGACCCCCGCTGTCGCCCAGCCGCAGCCGGGCCACGGCAGAGGTTGAAAAGGTGATCCCAAAATACGACACCTCGATTTGATTTGTGCCAGCAGGTACACCTGTGAAGGTTACGGAACTTGCGGTGCCGGTGGTCTGTGGCGTGCCAATGGTAATCCCGCCGCCAGCGGATTGAAATGTCGGTGCACTACCGGAGCCGTTCGAGGTGAGAACATG